GCCCGTGACGTCGAGGACACCGACAAGGCGATTTACGAGCAGATCATTGCGGAGTACGGCAGCGACAGCCCGCAGGCCCGCATCGAGGTGTACGGGGAGTTCCCGAGCGCGGGCGACGACCAGTTTATTCCGCCGCAACTGGTGGACGAGGCCGCCCAACGACCCCGGTACAAGGACGCGGACGCGCCGATTGTGATCGGGATCGACCCGGCGCGCTCGGGCGCGGACTCGACCGTGATCGTGGTGCGCCAAGGGCGCGACCTGCTGCACATTAAGCGGTACCGGGGCGACGACACCATGACCACAGTGGGCCACGTCATCGACGCCATCGAGGAGTACCGGCCGACGCTGACGGTGATCGACGAGGGCGGGCTGGGCTACGGCATACTTGACCGGCTGACGGAACAACGGTATAAGGTGCGTGGGGTAAACTTCGGTTGGAAGTCAAAGAACCCGATCATGTGGGGCAACAAGCGGGCTGAGCTGTGGGGCGCAATGCGCGAGTGGCTCAAGTCCGGCAGCATCCCCCACGATCGGCAGTTGAAGTCGGACTTTACCGGCCCCAAGACCAAACCGGACTCGGCCGGGACGATCTTCTTGGAGAGCAAGAAGGACATGAAATCAAGAGGGCTGGCATCACCGGACGCAGCAGACGCGCTGGCGTGTACGTTCGCGTTCCCGGTCGCCTCGCGTCAATCTAGCTTCCGGCCTGAGCGTCAGACAATTTACGCCGACCAGGTTAACCAGTCGGCTGGCTGGATGGGAGCTTGACCGATGGCCAGCAAAAAGTCCGTCAGTCTGTCGGTGGGGCGCGGTGAGAAGCTGCCGACCAAAGAAGGTGCCGGGCTGACCGCCAAAGGGCGGGAGAAGTACAACCGCGAGACAGGCAGCAACTTGAAAGCGCCTGCGCCCAGCCCCAAGACGGAAGCAGACAAGGGCCGCAAAGCCAGCTTCTGCGCTCGTATGGGTGGGGTAGCAGCCAAGGCCAAAGATGGCGAACGCGCCAAAGCGGCGCTCAAACGATGGAAGTGTTGACATGGCAACGAAACCTGGTCTTTACGCTAATATCAACGCAAAACGCGACCGCATAGCTGCTGGCAGCGGCGAAAAGATGCGCAAACCCGGCACCAAAGGCGCGCCAACGGCCAAAGACTTCAAAGAGTCGGCCAAAACAGCGAAAAAGAAATAAATATGCCGCTCGTCAAATCAGCATCGCCCGCTGCCTTCCGAAAAAACGTGAAGGCTGAGATGGCCGCAGGCAAACCGCAAAAACAAGCGGTTGCAATCGCGTATTCGGTCAAGCGTGAAGCAGCCAAGCCCGCCAAAGGCAAGAAATGAAAGAAAAAGACGTCCTTGAAACGATGCGAACGCGGCTGCGGGTGGCGATGTCGGCGCATTCGGACAGCCGTCAGGATCAGCTTGACGATCTTCGGTTCATGGCAGGCTCGCCAGATAACAACTGGCAATGGCCCGCAGACGTCTTAAAAACGCGTGGGAACGCTCAAGGGCAGACGATCAATGCCAGACCCTGCCTGACCATCAACAAGCTCCCACAGCACGTTAAACAAGTCACCAACGACCAACGCCAGAACCGCCCTAGCGGCAAAGTCATTCCGGTTGACGACAACGCCGACGTCGAGATGGCTGAAGTGCTGGACGGCATCGTCCGCCACATCGAGTATCTGTCTGACGCTGACGTCGCCTACGACACCGCGTGCGAAAACCAAGTCGTCCACGGCGAAGGCTACATTCGGCTGCTGACGGAATACTGCGACGACGACAGTTTTGACCAAGACATCAAGATCGGGCGGGTCCGGAACCCGTTTTCGGTCTACATGGACCCGATGATTCAAGACCCTTGCGGTGCTGACGCCCAGTATTGCTTCATCACTGAAGAAATCACCAAAGAAGAGTTCCACCGCGAGTACCCGAACGCCTCTCCTGTGACGTCTATCATGGCGCAAGGCGTGGGTGACCAAGATTTGACGCAGTGGGTGGCAGAAATGACCATCCGCATCGCTGAATACTTCTACTACGAGCACAAACAGGTCGATTTGAATCTGTATCCGAACGGTCAAACGTTTTTTGCCGACGACCCGCAAGATAAACAGATGAAACAGATGGGCCTGCGCCCCATTCGGACGCGAAAAGTCGACCGAAAGCAGGTGAAATGGGTCAAAACCAACGGTTTTGAGATCCTGCAAGAGCGCGATTGGCCGGGACGATACATTCCGGTCGTCCGAGTGGTCGGAAACGAGTACGAAGTCGACGGCGACGTGCAGATTTCAGGCTTGGTGCGTAACGCCAAGGACGCCCAGCGGCTCTACAACTACTGGGTCAGCCAAGAGGCTGAAATGCTTGCGCTCGCCCCCAAAGCACCGTTTATTGGCTACGGCGGGCAGTTTGAAGGCTACGAGCACCAGTGGAAGACGGCTAACGTCAACAACTGGCCGTATCTGGAGGTCAATCCAGACGCTACAGACGGCGCAGGAGCGCCTCTGCCGCTGCCGCAGAGGTCTACCCCTCCGATGGCTCAAACGGGCCTCATACAGGCCAAAATGGGGGCTTCTGACGACCTGAAGTCCACCACCGGTCAGTACGACCCCAGTCTGGGCGCGTCATCGAACGAACGCTCAGGCCGTGCGATCCTTGCCCGGCAGCAGCAGAGCAACACCGGCACGTTCCATTACGTTGACAACCTGGCTCGCGCCATCCGCTACATCACGCGCCAGATCATTGACCTGATTCCCAAAATCTACGACACCCGTCGGATCGCGCGTATTATTGGCATTGACGGTGAAGTTGACCAAGCCATCATTGACCCCAGCCAACAGCAGGCGGTCACAAAGCTTACCGACGAGCAGGGCATAGTCATCCAGAAGATCTACAACCCCAGCGTCGGCAAATACGACGTCAAGGTCACGACCGGTCCTAGCTACATGACCAAGCGTCAGGAGTCGATGGAAGCGATGGGTCAGATCCTGCAAGGCAACCCGCAGTTGTGGATGGCCGCTGGCGACCTGTTCGTCAAGAACATGGACTGGCCAGGCGCGCAGGAGCTTGCAGCGCGTCTGAAGAAGATGATCGACCCCAAACTGCTGCAAGACGATGACGACCCGGCGATCCAGGCGGCCAACCAGCAGATCGAGGCGCTGAACGGGCAGCTCCAGCAGATGATGGGGCTGTTGCAGAACGTCAATCAGTCGATGGAAGCGCAGGATATTGCGATCAAGTCGCAGGCTAACGACATCAAGGCGTATGAGGCCGAGACGCGCCGGATTCAGGCGATGTCAGCGGCCATGTCGCCGGAGCAGGTCCAAGAGGTCGTCATCCAGACCTTGCGCGACGTGATGGATCTAGGCAATCTAGCGCCTATGCCGCAGAACTTTATGCCCGAGCAGCCGATGATGATGCCGCCTGAACAAGGAATGCCGCAATGACCTGCGAAGTCTTTATCGGGCAGCTTTTTCTGGCGCGGGATGTCACCCATTCGGTACACCTTAACACCCGCTCGTATGCCAAGCACAAGGCGCTGAACAAGTTTTACACTGGCGTCATTGATCTGGCAGACGATTTTGCTGAAGCCTATCAGGGCAAGTACGGCCTGATCGGGCCGATCTCGTTGCAGTCGGCCAAGAAGACCAACAACGTGGTCGAGTTCTTGGAAGATCAGGTCAAAGAGTTGGAATCCACCCGGTACAAGGTCGTGGACAAGGAATGCACGCCGTTGCAGAACATCATTGACGAGATTTTGGCGCTGTATTATTCCACCCTGTACAAGCTCAAATTTTTGGCGTAAGGACGCATCATGGAACTTTTGAACCCAATGTCTAACCCGCAGTTTGCCGCACAAAGTGCGTCGTACACTGGCACTGCGGGGAGCACCACGGGCTGGCCGGCCGGTCCGCAAGGCGTGGTGATATGGTCCACGACTGCGGCGTATGTTGTGGTTGGTGAAGGCGTGACGGCAACAGCAACAAACGGCACGCCGATTCCTGCTAACACGCCGATCCCGTTCATTGTGCCGCAGGGCACGGGTGCTCCGTGGCGGGTCAGTGCAATTCAGATCGCATCGGCCGGCACGGTGTACGCCAAGCCGATCAACATCCGATGAGCTTCGGGGTTGCTATGCGTAACGGCCTTGCTTTAGGGCTGGGTACGATCGCCACGCTGGCGACAGACTTTGCTGGGCCTAATCCAGGACCGCCGTGGATTGTGCTGACTAGCGATGCAACGCCGTACACGGTGGACGCAGAAGTGCTGAACAGCGCGGGAACCAGTTTTTATGTTGTTGAGACGGTGCTGACCAGTAATGGCACGTCGTACAACCCAATTTAGGAGTTAAGCCGTGGCTGCTTACGAAGTTCTTTTGCTCAACACAGCTGTCCCGCAGATCCAAGCGGCACAGTCTGGTGATACATACGTTGTTCCGAGGGACATTGCGTTTTCGGCTGCGCTCACGCTCTCCGCAGGCACAGCGAACGGTGTTCCCTACCTCAACGCCTCCAAAGTCCTGACCACTGGGTCTGCGCTGACGTTTGATGGGAGTCGCTTTAGTGTCATTGGCTCTGGGACGCTTGAGGTTGCTCAATTTGGAACATCTACA